GGATAACGGTCCCCTCCGGCGTAACAGCAGAGCGGAGCGGAAACCGATGTTCGTGTTCGTATTCGTCCGAGAGTTGTTCAAGTTCGTATTGAACACACCCGCATTCGACTCGTTGTTCCAGTTGCCACCGCGATACGGAGTCCGCTAATATGGCCCAACCCCCAAAAAGGTTATTTAACGTGCTTCATATAGCCTCCGATTATGCGCCCTATTTCGTTGAGCAATTTGCTCCAATTCTCGTAGCGTTTGAACGAGAGAGGCGGTGCTATGTTCTGCCCGTAATACTTTCGGTCCTGCGCCAAGCGGATAAAATGCCGCAGTACATCGAGTTCGATGTCGAGTTCCTGCAAGGTCGTTTTCTTGTAGTATTTCTTCTCGATTTCGATTGCGAGGCGGTACATCTTCAACATAGAGGCGCGTATCTCATCGGCGGTCTGTTTCTCGCGTCTTGGAAAGTTATCTACGGCGGGTTTGCCGTAGGCAATCATATCGGCGATTTTCTCTTTCAAAATGAAAGAGGCTGTTTCTTTGCCGTAATTGAGTTTATCTGCGTCCATACTCTTGCTCCTTTCCAAAAGAATAGAGGCGACCTCTCGGCCGCCTCATCAGTTTTTCAGTATTCAGTTTTCAGTTACGCATAAAAAGCGGAGCGGAAACCGATGCGCGTGTACGTAAGCGACCGCGCATTGCCCAAACTCGTGCAGAACACGCCCGCATACGACCCGTAGCTCCAGATGCCACCGCGAAACGGAGTCCGCTCTGCGGCTCCGTTGTTTGCGTAGAAGTAGTCGCCCTGATAATCAAAGGCACTATCATCGGGCAACATAGCGAGGGCGATGAGGATTTCCTTTGCCTCCGCGCATACGGTGTCCGCGCAAGTCATACTCGCAAAGGTAGCAGAGCGGTAGTCGTCAACTTGGTTGCTGATTGCGCCTGTTACATACTGCCACTTGCTCGATACCATATCGAGTTTGATACTGTTTTCGGTCGTACCATTGCCGTCCGGGTCAATAAGTTCGCCTGTAGTTCCGTCAATGGCTTTCCATTGCGCGGAGGTTGCGGACTGCGAATTACTGCTGTCGGCCGCGTCGTTATTTTCGAGGATTTGCACCTCGCCCTTGACAAGGCGGAAACCTCCGACCCACTCGCTAACATTGCCGTTGAGGTCGTAGATACCGTCAAGCTGCTTGTTATGACTCCATTCTACGGGGCCTGTGCCTGTGGCTACGCGGTTGGTCTTTCCGTCAGAGCCGATGAGAGTCGGGATAGCCTTGTATGCCGTTTCTCTCGCGTCCTTGCCGTAGTTGTTATTGCCGTAAGGCAACCAACCGTTCTTCTTGCACCACAGAGCGATTGCACCCCATTCCATAGCGGTCATTAAGTGCCAACCCTCACCCTTTGCGGAGCAACGGGCGGCGGCGTTGTCGAAGTTGATAGCACAGGTCGGGTCTTCTCCGGGGAGCGAGTAGGCTCTGCCGTCGTAAACCTTGTTCTGATACTTGGAGATATAGATACCGTTCTTCTCCACGCCGTTGACGATGAATGCCGGGTGGGTGCTGTCGCTGCCTCCCGTGATAACATCGCTCATTTTGAATTTGGGGATAAATACCATAACGGAGGGTAGTCCCTTGTCGTCCGTGATGATACTGTTTGTCGGGAATGCCGATTTGAGCGCGAGGCTCGCAAGGTCAAAATTACTCATTCTGATTTCCTCCTTATGCTACTGCGGCTCTGTTTTCCAAAGCCCACAGCGTTAATGTAACCTTTTCCATATCGAGGGGCTTCGCAACGGGGACCTGGTCCTCGGAATGTTCGTCGCCCTCTGCAACAGGCTCGGTAGCCTCCTGCGCCTCGTATTCGATTTCGGGAATGTCGATTTGTGCCACATAGTAGCGGCCGCTCTCCGCACCGATTACGAGCGCGCCGTCTTCGTCGCTACACACGTCGATATGTACCGGCCACTCTTTCTGCCTCTTGGCAAGGTTGATTGTGAGGTCGTCGTCAAAGCAAATGGAAGTGCCATTTACCTCGTAAGGGATTTTCGCGCCCTCGTTCTTTTCTACGATAATCATACGATTATACCTCCTCTGATTTTGATTTTGAGAGTAACGCTCTTTGCGCTACCCGTAAAGGCGATTTTGAAACCGTTGTACTGCTTGGCAGAAACGACGATTTCGCCCACATTGCCGTCGCTTTCTGTAACCTCCGTTTCGACGGTGTAATTGCCCGTCTTTCGGGTGGTGATAGCGACGGTCTTTTCGCTGTTGTTGAAAGGATAAGACGCGCTATTGGTGAGGGTAACGGTCTTTTCCTCCGGGGTGTGTTCTGCGTGGTATTCTGTTACCGCTTTGCTGATGTCCGCCTCGGTAACGGTCAGCCTGTCGGTAGCGTCCCTCACAGCGAGCAGGAGCAGTCTGTTGGCAAGGTCCGCGTTAAAGATACCAAACTCCATATTGTTGAAGTTGGTCGCGCTCATATTCGTACCCTGCTGTAAGATTTCGCCCGCCGGGGTGAGAGTGATTGTTCCGTCTGCGTTCTCTTTTACCGTATAGGTATTGTTGGGATTGACGGAGTGGTCTTTCCATAAAAGCAAATTATACAATGCCTTTCACCTCCTATTCGATTTCGTACAATGGGAATTCCCACAGGGTTAATACGCCCTGCGTTGCTTTCTTCTCGATGTTTTCGGTCTTCTGTCCCGCCACGTCGCCGTCTTTATCGAGAATTCTGACGGCTGTAATGGTCGCCGCGTCGCCGTCGTCATTGGTAACGGTCGTGATTTTGAGGGCGTTTCCGTCCACGCGCTTGTCCGTAATGACAGCGTCTTTCCACACTCCGTTAGTCAAATACTGAAACTTGGTAACGCGCTGTAACCATTCGGCGCGACGCTTTGCAAGGAATTTTTCAGTCCAAAACATTCTTGCACCTCCTCTCTTAAAGTGTACCCGCTACGGCCGTTCCGCAGTAGAGATATTCCGCTCCGAAACTCTCCGCAGCTGCGTCCGTTTCGGTTACTGCGGAGGTCTGCCTCTTTTTACCGAGTAGAGCAACCTCCGGCTCTAAACCACTTATCCTGTATTCGTGCTTGTAGTTCGTCCGCCCGGTGGTGATCGCCACGGCTGCGGAGTATTTCACAAACGCTTTATAGGCTATGTGGGCGGGTATCTTTTTTGAGAGGACCGTTTCGATGTCCGCATAACTTATTTCGGGAATGTCCCCGCGCTCCATTTCAATAATGAGAGTGCAGTTTCCCACGTCGTCTGTCCGGGGGAAATAGACATTGCTCCCTGCGCCCGTAAACGAGCGTATAGCCTCCTCAATTTTGGAGGCGGATAATTTACCAAAGCCGACGAAAAATGCTCTGACGAGCCTCCTGCGTTCCTCCAACGACCGATTTTTGTCGGTTTCGAGTCCGAGGAATGCTTCGAGCCTCGTAATCATACTTTCGTCCGCCGTTTCTACAAACGAGTTGTCGATAACGGTGTTTATTGCCTTGATAACATCGTCTGCGAGGCCGCCCTCTGCTTCGAGGATTGCCCGCATTTCAAAAACATCACGGTAAAAGGCGGGGTAAAAGGTAATGAGTTCTTCGTAGGTGCTGTCAAAGCCGTTACTATAATACATTGACCGTTACACCTCCAATCACCGCAACAGCCTCATTGCCCGGCTCGATGTTTGCCGTTTCGCCGTTGAATGTGAGGGAGTTGTAGTCGAGGATAGAGGAGAGTCCGTTGATAATAGCACCAACGGCGGAAATTCTGACTACGATAGCCTCCTCGTCGGGTGTATTAAGGGTGAGCCCTTTGAGGTATTCTTTGATAGCGGTCGTAGCCTCGTTCACGGTCTGCTCCTGCGTCGCTCCGCCTGTGAGTACGGCGTTAAACTCAATGTCGATAGTGCATTCCTCCGGCTTGACTGCCGTAAAATGCGCTCCGAGGTTTGCTACGCCCTCTCCAAGTCCGTCGCCCTCTCCGTCGCCGTCGTTGTCCGGGTCGATTTTGGTCTGCACCTTTTCAATGAGAGCCTCTGTCGCGGGCGTTCCGTCCGGGGATATGATAATGCCCTTGACGGTGTTCGGTCCTTTCCACAGGGGAACAATACGCGCTCTGCCTACGCCCTCAACCTCCTCGCACCAAGTACGATAGTGCTGTTTGTTGCCGTTCTCCGCCGGTCCCGACATTTTCTCACGCAAACGCGCTCGTAAATCGTCGTCGCTTTCCTCGTCTGTACCGAGTTCTATAATCTCTCCAAACGACGCGGCTGTGAGATTTGGCAAATTGTTTACAGGGATAGCGGCTGACCCTGCGTAAATGCTGTTGGCTGCCGTTCCTGCGATTTCTGCTTCGAGGTAGAGTTCGTCGTCGGTCGTCCTTTTCAGCACGAAATAAATGCCGTCATAGTAAAATCTTTCTCCGACCTCCGGCTCATCGCCCTCAAAAGTAAACTCATATCGGGCAGGGGTAGCGGCGAGTCGCGTAACAGAATGTTCTCCGGCTTTCTTGTCGAGATATTCCCCGGTCGCCGTGTCTATGCTGACAAGTTCTGCCACTACTTCAATATCCGTATAGAGTTTTGCAATTTTCATCACAATTCCCGAAATAGCGTCATAGAAGATACTGCCCGGTCGTGTGTCTATGCCCTCTGGGGCGTTTGCCAACACATCGTCCATAAGATTTTCGTATGTGAGTTCTTCAAACATCAAATCACCTCCTCGAATTCTGTTTCCCCGAAAATGGTATCGGCTCTGAAAAAGATGTACGCGCCCTCCGTCCTAAATTCAAACTGAAAATCGTAGACTTTCAGTATTC